GAACATTTAACGCGACACAATCCATCCTTCCATTCTGCGGCAACCCTTCCGAATTTGTTAATCTTGACTTTTTTTACAGGCATGGCTCAGGTGTTTTTATGTGCAACAATGCTTGGCGTTCTTCCTGCAAAATCTTGATCTGTTCATTCAGTATTGCAATTTCATGATCAAGATAACTGATCGTCGTTTCGTGTGTAGCGCTGGCGCAGATCGTCAAACATTCACTCACAGACTGCGCAAACTTCTTGTCAGTTTGTATCAGATCGGCTGCCGCGTGTCGTGCGCTGTGCATGACTGTTGCATGGTCACGATTGATAAACTTGCCAATACTTTGAAGCGATACGAATGTCGCGCCACCCTTTTCTTCGTTCAACAGTTTCACCGCGATGTAACAGTAAACGTGACGTGCATAGGCGATATCTCGTTTGCGTGTCATGGAAATAATATCCTCCACGGAAACGGTGTGTTTTACGGCAACCGTTCTGAGGATTGCGCTGAGTTTTTGATTTGTGTTCATGTTTATTATATTACTTGTTCAAAATATACTGCACTATCTCGTCGCGTAGCTTCACGGCCTTGTCAAGTTTGATGAGCATCTGTTCGATGTCCTCCGGCACAGCGAATACTTCAACCACCTTCAGTCTTTTGTCGGCAGGAAATCGAGGATCGTAGCTTCCAAAATACCACACAGGTATCTTATTGAAGAAGATATTGGCTTGAATTTGCCAATAGTAGTCGGGTTCGTTGTCCTTCAGATCTTGTGCGGTGTCCAGCGTCCGAAGTCTGCGAAGGTGAACGGTTGAGTTATACGGACATTTCACTTCGCCACCATACTTTTGCAGACTGATTCGGAAGTAAGCATCAGGTGAGGCTCCTGAGTAGTCATGATACAGAACAAAACGCGGCTTCATTTCGATGTTGTCAGGATCGCACCCTAAGTGTTTACCAAGTTCGAGGATCGCGTGTTCTTCCCACTCATTGCCCCAATCAGTTGCCTTCGATGAGAATTCACCCTGTGCTTCACCGGTGATGATCTCAGTGGCCTTTTCTTCAATGTAGGTCATAGCCGTTTGGCTCATGATACCTGCATCCTTATCGGCCTTGCTGCGTGGTTCCGTGAATAGTTTTCCAAGCCCTGAGCCGGTGAATCGTCCGAGCCTGATCTTATCCCATGCGCGGGAGTTCTGCGCTGAGTTCTTCAGCACTTCAAATTGTAGTTCGTCTGCGAGGTTCATGATACACGGTTTATTAGGTTTTCAATTTCTTCGATTTGGTCTGAACTCATCACGTCTTTGACGAGGTCGGTCGCCTGGCGAATCTCGAATTCATCTGCTCCCGACTTGATGGCGTTCCTGATCTTGTCCATCGCTGATTCGGGGAGTGAAGTTAGGCCGGTAGTAGCCTGATTGTATTCCACTACCTTGCCGGTCACGTCGATGACTTCCTCATAGGTCTGAAGTCCCATTGAAATCTCAGGGGCAAATTGTCGTGTGAAGAATGAAGCTGCACGATAACGCCTCATCAGTTCCGGCATCGACTTCCATTTGCTGCCACCCTTTGTTGTCCATCCTTCAGCCTTCGCCATCTCCATCGAAACCCATGCCCCGCAGAGAGTTTCTCCCGTTGATTTGTCAAGTGCATAGGCCCGTGTCCTGCCGCCTTCGTTAGCATCTTCCTCATATCGCAGAGGGCTGAACTTGCCACAGGCGTTAAGTGTCGCGATCAGGAATGTTGATGACCATGAGGGTTTCCCTTGAATAACATAGAGGTTCTGCATAACCATCAGAGGTGATGATCCTATTCGGTTTGCCATCTCAAGGGCAATGATGCAGTTCCCGATGTTATTCTTGTACTGAGTAGGAACCATGTCCGACTGAGCAAATACCTGCGCGATTCTTTGCGCGAGTTGAAAGTTGTCTGCGCTCTGAAATGGCGCAAGGTTTGTCTGATTGGCTGCTGCCAATTCTTTTGATGTGTTCATGTTGTGATTATTAAGTTGTTCAAATCTATGTAACAAGTCTGACTTATGCAAGTTAAATATTCAACTCTGCACCGTTCGAGCATCTTGCCTGAGTTCCATTGCGACAGGTATGTTACCCGTGCAGATTCACTCAGACGTTCGTTTTTGAAAACGATCTTTCCAAGTTCGGACAGGGTGATCGGTTTACCTGTGTGTTTCTTATATTGGTTCTGCGCTGCCGCAATATCAATGTAGGTCATCGTGCAAGTTTTTTGAGGTCAATATCAAACTGTCGCATGGCATTCTCCCTAAGTTGGTCACAGATACGATTCTCAAGTGACTGACTTCGGATATAGCAGCACCATTCATTAAATGATGTGATCGGCTGATCGGGGTGTGTGGTGTGGTGGATGTTCATGATTCGATAAGGTGAAATGTCAAATGATCTGCGTCCTGACTGAAGTCGTGCGAATAAAGATCGCGGTACATTTTGAAAAGTCCAGACTTCAGAACTGCGATCTGTCCTGTGAGTTGTGAGATTCTGATCTCGTCGCGAAGCCTTGCGTCGATGTTTCCGTACCAAATGGAATTCGGATCGGAGTAATTCGTCTGAAACCCGATGAGGGCGTTGAGGTTTGACGTCCGACTTCTGAGCCTGTTCAGAATTGCGATCTGCTTTTCGTGCGCTGTAATAGCGCGGTTGATGTCTATTATGTTCATGTTGTTTGTTTTTAACCGCCAAACCCCGCCGTTGTTTCAGGGCGGGGCGGTGGTGGCGTTAGTCGGATAATTACATTACAATCTCCTCGTGCATTACTTCTGAAGTTTCGATGCAAATTACCTGCACGATGCCTCCGGTGTAGTCAGCGAAGTAAGATTGACGAGTTCCATTGTAGCGAGTGATGTAATCAATGCAATATTGAAGATCAGTAGTGTTGAATCCTTTGTTATCAGAAGATTCGTTGCTGTTGAATACTACGTCGAATGTGTGTGTTGTGTTGTTCATGTTGTTGTTGTTTATATCGTTATTGATGGAGCAAATATATGGGCAACTCTTTCCCAATTCCTAATTTATTTTAGGAAATATCTAAAGAAAATTGTTAAAACCGCTATTGGTGCGGGTTTCAGAAGGTAAAAAAGTTAGCCGATTGACCCAAAAGCGTACTTTCCGAGCGTCGGTTTCAGTTCAAAATGCATCCTCATCATCATCATTGAAGCTATGTCGGGAGAATATCCGAGGCGTTTAACGATTTCTTCGCGGGTTGATACGGCTAATTTTCGCTCCTTGTCAATGTCTTTGCGACGAACAGAATCAAGTTGCCTGACGATCTCATCTTCGTATTTCAGTGTGCTGCACGATATTTTGCCGTAACTCATGACTTCAGATAGTTTATAGTAACATTCTGACCGCAGATTAACATAGTGTTCGCTATCAACCGCCCTTGCCCCGTTATTAAACTGAACACACCGCAGAATCCCCTGGACACCGATACCAAGACCATCAGCATCAACAATGCACTGTGAAATAGGCACCCCATGCCGTGAACAAATGTCGCGTAGTTCCTTGGCGATTTCGTGAGGGTATTTGTGGACGAACTCGTAGATGTGAATTAAAGACAAACCGCGCCAAACCCCTACAATCGTTTTATCGTCGCCCATAGCCGCGATATCTGCGCTCACATACATTTTCCCCTGCGATTCGGCTTCGAGTGAAAATATGCGCCGCGTATCGTCGAAACTGAATAGGGTATCTTTACTCTCATCATAATCCCAGTCACCTTCCAGAAGTCGCTTGCGTATCTCTTCCGGCATCCTCATCATCTTCGCTTCGTATGCCTCGTTCGGTTTGATCGTGTTATCCTTCAGCAGACTTTCAACAAACGCCCTGTGATCTGATAGCCGGTCCTTTCGTGCAGGATCGTAGAAGTTGCGGTACAACCACCCCTTGTGCGGGTTACAGGTCAGCAGTCCTTTTGCTACCCCACCGATCAGATTGTAACGGGTACGCGAATCAAGAATGTCGATCGAGCCTTCAGACACTTCGCCGGCTTCATCTATAAAGTAGTCTGTGAGTTCATGGCTACCAAGTCGCGTAAACTGTGGATCGGATGGTTTGTCGGCCATATCCATCAGGATCGTTTCACTTCCATTAAACCACCGAATGATGTTCAGTTGCCCGTTGTATTGGTAGTCCTTTCCTGCCTTCATACCCATATCCTGACAAAGCTTCCAGAAGGTCAGCATCGTTGACAGTTCAAGATTCTTCAGCGCACTTCGACCAATCAACCCTCTCGTGTTCGGGTACTTCAATCGTCGGGCGATCTGCCAATAACAACCGAGCCACGACTTACCACCGTAAACCCCGCCACCGAAAAGAACTTGTTCGACCTGTGACCTGTGCGATAGGTGATCAAGTGCGATCTCTTGTTTAGCGTTGAATTGTGGGGTGTAGTTCATAGCGTGGTATGTGGTTAGACGTGAGCATAAAAATTATCAATAGATAATATTTAGGCGCAATAACATTTTTAATACTTATTTACACCAGCCGCACTAAAATAGTTCCATTTGAATGGTTGGTTCAAAACTTGCATCGTAGTTCTTGTTTTCGTTTTTTGGGTATGGATGTGATTTGTAAATCATATCTTCAATTAGTTGTTTTTTGTTTTTTGCATTTATATAAATGTATCGGTGTTTAGGTAGTTGTTTTATTATGGCGCCACCAACGGCAATTATATTATCCTTCCAATGTAAATCTTCATTATATTGTTTGCCTAACATTTTACGAGTAAACTCAATGTTCATATTTCTACCATGATATTTCTTACCAAACAAAATAAAATCCATTGACTTATTTTTTGGTTCAGCTAATCCACAATAAATAAAATTAGTAGCTTGGTAAATATACCCGCAATGATTATTATTTGCATCTGCATAACTTACAATAACATTTGGTTTTGGCAATAATTTTAAACATCCGCTAACAAAAAATGAAGTCAAGTTTTTTTCGTGATTATCATTTAACACTAATCTGCTTAACTCCATTACGTTAATAGTATGTTTATCATTAAACAATTTACCACCATTATTCCAAAATCTTGAAGGTGCCGGGGAAAAAACACAAACACCAACTACAATATTGTTTTCATCATACAAAGCAAAAACATACATCATAATCGGAGTTCTACGTGCATAGTGTTTTTTTAGCAACCATTCTATTGCATTAGAATTACTAATTGATTTTATTTTATATTTTTCCTTAATTCCCATCTCACAAATAAATATTCACGATCTGCTTTTCATCGGCATTCAAATCAAAACACGGATGACGTGATCTGATCTTTTCAGTTGTGTTCAACACTTGCTTACCCTTCAGCATGACGATGTAGCCCGGCAAGATGAGTAGCTTCCCCTGCTGAACGTGCGCCATTTCTGCCCCCGTTTCACAGCCGTTCAAGTGATACGGCTTGCGCTTGAAGTACTGCCACGAACCACGACTGAAGCAGTTGATACCCGGCTGAAGCTTGACCGAGTAGGACAATTCACATCTGAATGCAGGGCCATCCTCAGGTGCGATAAATAGCGGATAGTTCCGGCCAACTCCGCCCATGATTACACCCTTCGCTGGCGTTTCTTCCAATCGTGAAAAAGCACATTGAGGGGCAATGTCATCGGCCCCAGCAAGGCAATACCAATCGGGTGAATATACTTCGAGTGTGGCGAGTGATCGGTTGAACTTCGACCTCAGATGGCTGTCGCCTCGTGACAAGATACAGAAATCATCCTGTTGAACTTCGATATACTTCACCGTGTCAGACAGAAACTCCTCACAAAATTCACGGCTTAAACGGCCTTCCGAGCCGCAGAGGTGAAGCGGATAGCCAAGTGAAGCGTAGTGTCTGAATGTTCGTTTGTAGGCAGGGTTATTCGGGTTGCCTTGAAGATAGAAGGGCATGCAGATTGCTACGGTCATCACTGGCTATTGAGTTTATTGTAAAGCCTTTCATTGAATCCAATATCCTTCGCAGGAACTCCGGCCAAGATACGGAAATGATCCTTCCAAATTCCTTTGACAAACGACTGCGCCCCGACCATTATACCAAATGCAAGCTGAGTGTGTTGGTGAAGTGATGCGTTCAGACCTATCCGACAACATGAAGCAATGATGGAATGACCGCCGATAACACAGGCCGAGTGCAAAACTACGTTGTCGCCTATTTGCGTGTCATGTCCGACGTGCGAATGGCTCATGATGTAACAATCAGCACCGATGACAGTGTTGCCAAGATGCCCCGCGTTGATCGTCACGTTGTCGCGAATGATCGTGTTGTCACCGATGATGACTGTGTGTCGCGGTTCTTTTCGCGGATCTACTTGATCGGGATATTCGGCAGGGCTACCGATCGAACAGTTATGACCGATGAATACGTTTCGACCGATTACGACTGAAGGGTGTAT